CGCGGATAGCCTTAAGGTTTTCCTCAATACGTGCTGATGTTACAGCATGGTTTTGTACCTCTACATTCAGGAGGTCTGTACGAGACTCTAGTCTACTAAGGTTCTTGGTGTTGTTCTCTACATCACTGTTTAAAGAAGATATGAACCAGATAAATGCTATCGTCTGCATTGCTATAGCGAATACCATCGTCAGCGGCACTGTCTTAGATAGGTGCCAAGGTTCTTCGTTCATGCTGGGTAGTCCTTACGTGAAAGTTGAAAGTGGGGTCCATCAGGAAAGCTCTTCCAGTCACCACCCCAGTCGATACTAATGTCTAAGTCTTCCGCAGCTTCTTTCATGGCATCAGCGATAGGGTAGAACTCGTCCCAATCCCAAGAGATAGGCCAAGGTGCTAAGTCAATAGCGTGACCTGTGATATGACGAGAGTTCATTGTAGTAGACTTACCAGCTTTATATAACTCACGTTGTCTACTTACGCTGCGTATTCCCTCAAGGACAGTAAAGTCCACAGTGGAAATTGAGATAGCTTTAGTTACTACTTCGACCAGATCAGGGTGAACTCCAGATAGCTTTTGTTTACTTCGTGTACCTAGCTTGTATGTCATTGTGTATCCTTACGTTATTTTCCAAAGGCGTTCCAAAAGATAGTCTGCCCGCTTCCTGATAATGTACCTTCGTTTATCAAGGTAAAGGAACTAAGTGAACCAGTGTCTTTGCAAGCTACAGAGTACAAGTCTACCTCAAAGTCACCACTTGCCCTGTTATTATTAGGCGTACCCTGCAACGTAAAAATCTCATTGGGGAAAGCTATTGGGAAGGTAATAGTCTTGTTTGCATTTGCGCTTACAGAAGTAGCGCGACCCCACTGCATGATTAGACCTGATGGAAGAACTTCGTACCCGTTACGGGTTATACTAGAGTCACCCATAGTTGCAGCCCTAATCTTTGCAGGGGAAACAAGACTTTCTGTAGTTGATGTACCAGCCTGCCAAGCAGAGGTAGCTTGGTCCCCTAACAGGGCAGTTTGTGTGCCCGCCGCATTTACTACCTTAGTGTCGTCTAGGATAGCAAACTCGTTTGTAGTCTGGTCAAAGTAGCCAACACTAATCCAAACGTCATTAGCTTCTGACCTCATCTTAAGGGAGTTGTTACCTGTGTCATACCAAAACATATTGGCATAGGTAGTTGTAGGTGCTGTAGCCCCACTACTGTTACTAGCTGAGGCTTGAAACGCGGAAGTTATATCAGCACGAGTTGCAGGGAAGGATGTGTTTTCAATTACGAAGTCATTTTGCGACATTAGTTATACTCCACGTATGCGGTTAATTCGGTTACACTGGGGGTGATGTTAGAAGCTGTAGACAGCAGTTTAATCTTAAACCTATACGCTCTAGCACTAATATCAGCTACATTGATGCGAGAGTAGGCTGACCAAACTGGTGAACCTGATGGATCATCTTGGGTTGTGGATACAAAAGCTACGATATCTGTATCTGCAAACTGGCTGGCCCCACCTAAGTCATCAAACAGTCCAGCACCATCGTCGAACAACCCACTTTGGTCATCAAACAGGCCAGCAGAGCTATCGTGTCTTACAGTAGTGGCACTGACGTAGACCCTTGACCTTTTTACCGTGTTAGTCGCAGTTTCAATGTAGTTGCTAAAGAAGTACTCTCCCTCCGATGGAGCTGAGGAATAGTCAGTTATCCTAAGATTAGCACCAACTACTTCCACATCAACCTTCGTGCCTGTGAAGCCTGTGCTATCAGTTAGTGTAAGTGAGTTAGCAAAGGGTTCAACATCAGCAGGCAGGACAATAGTGGTTGTATAGTTAATAGATGCAATACCTGACTTATCGTAAGCCCTGATAGTGTAACTACCCGACTTAGCTGGAGCAGACACTGTAGACGCTGGACGAGGGACTTTGTTTACGTAGGTAGTTGAGTTAGCCCACGTAGCCCCAGTTAGATCAGGGGTGAACCTAATACGGTAGAAAGATAAGTCAAGATCAGGTACAGCGTCCCAATCAAAGGTTATTACAGAACCGTTAACTTCCGCTGTGAAATTGACTACATCAGAAGGTGGCTCCAGTAATCCTGCTGCATTAACATTGTAAAGGTACTCAAATTCACCCTTGATACCAAAAGTATTTACAGCCCTAGCTCTAAAGTCATAATTACCATCCACTAAGTCAATGGCCTCAAAGTTACCAAGCTGACCTGTCCCTAGAGTGATGTAATCTGAGGAAGACGATAGTTTGTACTCAGCCTCTACATAGTCTATTCTCTCAGGAGAACCAGATGTAACACTAAGGGTGATGACGTTAGTTAGCTTCTCTCTGATAATTTGAGTTCTAGGGGTAGCAGATAGTCCAACAGAGGGTACAGAGAACGGAGACAGTAGCTGGGTGTTATCCCTTTCGTACACAATCCCGTCGTTTACTTCATCAAAGACACTTTCCGCAGTCTCACGTAGGGACATATCAACTTGTAAGTCTAGGCCATCTACTAGGCCAAAGGACCATTGTACGACTTCAAACTCTTTGTTTACCCAGCCAAAACGAGTGTTGTTAACACGGACGTTATCTCCTACTTGTAACTCAAGTGTACGAAGTCCATAACTAGCATTAACTGTAAGCTGCTGTCTATTACGCTCCAAGGAAATTAGACCTAAACGTCTAGCTGTGATTGAGGCATCAGTAAAGGGAAGGTCTACGTCAGCTACAGACACCTGCCCCCCATCAGCAGTTACAAAACCTGCGTTAGTAACCTCTGGGTAGTCAGTGACCTGCCAGTCGCTCTCTAAGCCTCTGAATGTGCCTTTGATAGTGTTAAAGTTATCTCTGCGGGAGTGGCGTGTACCTACAGATATACCTGAGCGAAGATCGTCCTCGTTAAGGTCCATAACTGGGGCTGTCCAGTAAGCTGCCTTCATACGCCATGCACCCTGAGCATACCACATAGAGCCGCCCATAGCTGTAAGCATAGCTGTGATAGTGTCATAAGGCGTAGCAGCAGTAGTAAAGGAACCATTCGTGTCGTATCTCACAGTACCAGCGTCAGTGTTAGTCTGGTCACATACGTCAGCAGAAGCTATAACTAAAGCATCGTCTACGTTAACGATATCTTCGCCTAGACCGTAGGAATACGAAGTAGTGTCGTCAGCCCCTTTGCCTGACGTAAGGTAGTCCCTCATGCACAATGCTGAGTTAGCTGAGTAGGCTACTGTACCTGTACGAGGGTCATAGACCTTCTTACCCCTTACTGTAGTAGTAAACGTAGGTATACCATTAGGGAAAGCATCAGCGTCAAACGTAAGTCTAACGTAGATATAAGCAATGCCGCTAAGTTTACACTGTCCATCCCAGCCTTCAGAACCAGACTCAGCTACTAGATCAGCGTCAGCTACTTGGCTAGGGGAACCTGTGTGGGTTTTGATACGTATCTTACCATTGTATTGACTAGGGCTAGTTACGTTACCACCGCTATCTACAGTAGCTAATTCGTCGTTGATGTAGAAGTTAACAAAGGAATCAATCTCGTGTCCAGCTACAGTAATAACCCTGTGCAGGAACTTATTGTTAGTGCCAGTAGCTTCGTCATAGATAATAGCCCCGCCAACTCTAACTTCCCCGTAGATAACGGAGTGGTCCTGTGCTGGCCCTACTTGGTTGGTTTGATAACCACGATTACCTCCTCCTCCTATGGATGGCTTGGGCGACAAAGCTCTAAGTGCAGCACCTAGTACAGTGGAAATAAGGAAGTTACCAAGGAAAGAGGTTGCAAATGCGGATAGGAAAGTAGTGCCTACGGCTAAACTTGCGGTGGCTACTGCACTCACCGTACCCGCACCTGATAAGATAGCTCCAGTAAAAGCCATTATGTATCTCCTCTTAGGTATTTAGAATATACGCGCTCAATAGGCTTAAACTTAAGTCTCTCAAGTACTTTGTCGAAAGGCTGGTGTACCTTCGTATTGATAGTTAGGGTAGAAACCCCATCATCCTTTAGACACTTCTCAGCGAACTTAATCAGACGTATCCCAGCGAAACCTTTACGGAAGTCAGGGTGCATGTAGATTATATCATTGGTTGCACAGAGGTGATCCTTGTAGTGAATGTTGTACCCTAAGGTTACTACAAAATAACCAACCAGTAGGTCTCCCTCTCTAGCTGTGAATACCTTGAGTTTACCTTGGTCCTCTAAGCTAAAGTAAGCCTCCCAGTCTGGGTTTAACTTCATTACATCTTTGTTCAAGGCTATCTCTTCCCAGTGAGCAGCGATCAGAGGCTTAATCTCATCTTCTACTTGAGATACAAACTCTTGTTGATACTTAATCACTAGCACGACCCCACGAGACTCTCTTGTCCTGTAGGCTCTCAACGAAGTTAAGGCCCTTGTCATTAGGGTAGACTGACTTCTGATACCCAGAGGTATAACGAGCAACTTTAGCTCTCTCTAAGTCAATAAGTTTGTTCTCTACCTTAAGCTCAATAGTACAAGTGTCAGCACTATCCTCAATGTTCATTTGGTCCATGTAACCTGAGAAGATTACGTTAAACCCAGTTTCACCAGCCTCCACAAGTACCTTACTACCGTCTTGCATCAGGATGTAAGCCCCGTCCTCTTGAACAATGGCCCCCTTACTAAGTGTACCAAAGTAAAGGTTGCACACACGGCCTTGGTATGGCTCACTAAGGGCTAACGATAGTACCTCAGAAGGTACTCCAGAAAGAGTTAGGGTAGCTCCCTTAACTGCCATCTCAGCAGTCTCTTCTACAGCAGATACACCAAGTAAGTTACCAGTGCCAAACCACTCAGTTCCATCAGTTAGAACTAGAGTACCCACCCCAGTCCACATACGAAGTACATTGTCCCCGTCAAACTTAAGTTCAACAGCAAAGAACGGGTTAACTACATCCTCGTTAATGTTATCTATGGTAACTTGGGATAAGTCTCTTGACATGTTTTAACCTTTAATTATGTGTTACGAAACAATTTGTCCAGTCGGAAGAGGATGTGCTTTACATCGCTGCTGATTTCGCCCAGAAGACGCGATAGATCGTGATCGGTTACCATACAATCTGGACTCCAATAAGTTGAGAATGGGAAGGGACGCCTATTGTTTATGGTTCAGCAGGCCACACGACAACCGAAGGGAAGCCCTCTTGGTCTGGGACATCCCGTAGAGCTTGACGATAGTTTGTCTCTTCAGGAGTCAAGGTACGGTCTGTTACAGCCATCCAATCTGTTTCAGCTAATAGGCTATCACGCAGATCACGAGCCTCGGCTTCGTTAAGGGCAACAGAGGTGTAACCCTGTACCCATGCGCCATCAACTAGAGTTGGGAAGGTATCTGCTACGATCTTAAAGCCAACAGCTTCAGCAGGTTTAGGACCAGCACGAACCCGATGCACGTCTTGTGCAGTTAGGTGACGTTCAGCGATAGCATGTCCGTAGACTGTGTGTTTGTTAGCGGCACGGAAAGCTGCTGTGCTATATGCACGGGCAACCCCGTTAGTTAGTTTGATTAGTTCAATCATTAGACAATCTCCTCGTTGATAAGATAGACATTAGTTCCGCCGTCCGACGTGTAGAAATCATAAGAAATTACATTAGAGACGGTCGGAACTTGTATAGGTGGGTTTTGAACGGATGCTGGAACAGTTAGGGTCGCTATAGCGCCAGTAAAGTATTCACGAATTTTGCCACCGTCCAAAATGAAAAGTGTATAGCCGTCATTCTTAAATCTTAAAGCCTTTGGGCTGGTCCCTGAATCAAAATCATGTACTCTAGTAAATGACGCTGATGAAGTATCCCACGCAGAGGTCATCGTGTATTCATTCACGTCGTCACCAGCTGGCCCTGTTATAAACATTGCCAAACCGTCAGGCTTAAATTCTACACCGTAAGGTTGCGACTCCTGACTGCTCACAGAAAACGAGGTTGTAAGTGAGGCTGTAGCAATATTGTAAGGGGTACTCAGGGCGTACTCAAAAACTGAGGCTGGAGACAGTGAACTCATATACATGACCGTCCCGTCAGGTTTGAACGTCAGGCCTCCTACCGAAGCCGATTGGGAGGATAGGGACTTAACTCTCACGTAGGAAGCGGTAGATATATTCCAGCCCGTACTTAACGAATACTGGTTTACCTCGTTTCCTGCCCGACCCAGAACATACATATCCGTCCCGTCGGAAGAGAACCAAACATCGTGTGGGCTACTGTCTTGGGATGCTACACTAAAGTCCTGTAGAAAAACCGCCGTTGTAATATCCCAAGCTACAGACATATCATATTCATACACTTTATCATAATTATAGCCTAACATATATAGCTTTAGGCCGTCGTCCCTAAAGAAAAGGCCGTAAGGGCTTGGGTCTCGGCTACTTACGTTTAACTCGTTCAAGATAGTAGTGCTTGAGGCAGTTAAATCGTATCCCGTGGTTAAGACAGCGGTGTAGGTGTATGTCCATCTTGCATTGGTTGGAACGCTGGCAAAGCTGATTGTTGTGTCAGCAGTAATCTCACCTTGGTTAAAGAAGTTGTAGTCGCCTACGTTCAAGCTGGGGGTTGTACCAGTAACTGCTACAGGCTTAAAGGCATCAATACCAGTAAGACTAGCACCACTACCAGAGAAGGTAGTTGCTGTTACTGTACCAGTAGCTGAGATACCGTTAGGGAAGCTAGGAGCGCCTGTGCCAGCTTCATCTGTGATTGCGTCTACACTAATCTTACTCATAATACAATGACCTCCTCGGATATCAGATCAACCGTTGTGCCAGAATCGGCTGTGCGAAATTCGTAAGTTGCTCGCGTGTTAAGTCTCAAAGGGGAAAGTGTACCATCTAAAGACAAGGGAAAAGTAACGGGGATACCTGCGGCAATGTCATATTCGTAAATAACGTCTCCGGTGGTACTAGCAACGTACATTTTTAAACCGTCAGCCCTAATAAACAAACCCACTGGATTGTCTAGCTGTTGAGAAACGGAAAGAGTTGCAGTGGAAATGTCCCAAGGTGTGCTTAAAGTGTAATCAATAACCAAATTACCTATCTGTCCGACCAAGAACATATGAGTTCCGTCAGGTTTAAAGGCCATGTCGTAAGGTCTACTTTGCCCTGACCCTACGTCTAATGTTTGCAGGAAGGAAGCTGTCGAGATATTCCAAGGTGTACTTAGATCGTACTCGAAAACGTCGCCCCCCAAGTTAAACCCGACGATGTACATCTTAGCCCCGTCTGGTTTAAAGAATAGACCAGAGGGAAGACGTTCCTGCGAAATTAAATCAAAAAAGCGGGTAAAGGAGGCTGAAGAAATATCCCAAGCGGTGCTTAGGCTGTACTGGTTCACCTCAGATGCACTGTAACCAACGACATACATTTCAGTGCCATCTGTTTTGAATCTCACGCCTTGTACAGAGCCGTTTTGAGAGCTGACAGAAAACCCTTGCAAAAAGGTTGCAGAGGTCACACTCCAAGGGGTACTTAGGTCGTACTCAAAAATGGAGTCGTTTGTATCGCCCGCCACGTACATCTTGGTACCGTCTGGTTTAAATTCTACACCTTCAGGCGTACTGTCTTGCGCTTGGTCATATGTTTTTACAAGGTCAGCGGCTTCAATATCAAAACCAGTGCCTGCACTCGGTTCAAAGCTGTAACGCCAGTTTGCATCTGTAGGGACATTAGCAAAACTAACAGTCGTAGCCGCTGTCATTGCACTACTAACGAAGAAACTACCCGAACTAATATCAAGGCTTTGGGTTGCGCCAGTGACATTGACAGGCTTATAAGCAGAGACGCCAGTTAGCTGTGATCCATCCCCAGTAGACGTCAGCAACTCACCAGCAGCATCAGGAAGCGTTAGAGTCCTGTTTGTGTTGCTGTTAGGTGAAGCTAGTGTGAATGTACCAGTGCCAGAGGCATCAGGTGATAATGCTATCTTGCTCATGTTGTAGGCTCCTGTGGCCAAGTAATGTCGTTAGGGAAACCAGCCTGCTGTGGTACGTCCCGTAGTGCTGCACGATATGCTGTCATTTCTGCTGACATAACGATGTCACTACCAGCAGCCCAATCGGTTGCTGAGAGTAAGTTGTCACGTTTATTACGGGCCTCAATAGCCAAGTCTACTGGTTCTGGTACAGGTTCTGGCTCTACAACAGGTGTAGTTACTACCCAGCTTTCGTCTACCCATTGAGCCAGTTGGCCTTCTGTTAAGGTGGGTGGGCTTTCAAGTACACACCCTGCTGGGATTAGGTGGTTTGTGTTATCCATAGGGTCTTGGTCTGCTGTTGTTGTACCTACGAAGACACCATTGAGGTCTGTTTGATATATGTTCATATTCATGTATCCTTAGTGTTTAATGCAAGCGAGCAATGCGATGTTGCGTGGCCGTGTTTCGTTACTGGCGTAATCTAACCACGTAGTGAAAAAGTTCGCGGCACCACCACCATAAGCACGTCCAGCCCCACTTGAGCCGTTCATATACAGGAAACTACCTGCATCAACACCGTGGTCATGCTCACCTATTTCTTCCGCCTGCGCTGACCCAAAGACACGACTGGCGTCAATACCACGGCTATCATCCCAGCCACGCATAAACTCACCACGAAGGTCAGGTATTAGGAAAGTTGTAGAACCATCCCCAGCACCAAAAACAGTTCCGATAGCTGCGAACAAGTCTGCATAGGTTGTACGAGAGAGAGCTGCCCCGTTAGCTTTAATAAACCCTGTGGGGGCTGTGCTGGCTGCGTGGTAGATTACCGTGCCACTAGGCACACTTACGATACCCGTAAGCCCTGACCCGTCAATGGCTGGTAAAGCACCAGTCAAATTGGCAGAAGTCAAAGCTGTAAGTGCTGCACCATCAAGTGCTGGTAAAGCACCAGTCAAGTCAGCAGCATTAATGCCACCTGTACTTGAGATACCGCCTGAACCATCTAAAACAATGCTCATAATACCACCCACCTTCCGCCAGCATCAACCGTAACGGTAGCACCTGCGTTAATTGTTATTGGACCTGCCGTCATTGCATTTGTAGTTGCAGTAACAGTATAGCTCGTTGTGACTGTTTGACTGTTCTCATAAAAGATTGAATCACTGCCACCACCAGTTGCTCCACCACCGATGGAACCCCAAGCTGAACCATCGTATCCTTCAAACGAAGTATCAGTAGAGTTAAACCGAAGATAACCAGCTGCGGGTGTTCCATCTCGTTGTGCTGTAGTACCCGTTGGAACTTCAGCTGAACCTGTAGCTGAGGAGGCTTGTACGGAGGTTCCTGCCTGACTTCCCTCAGCCGCTGTTGCATAATCAGAGGCGTCTGTGGCCGCTGCTGTACCTAATGTAGGTAGGCCAGTTACATCAGAGTAAGCCCCCGTGGTGGCTACTGTAGCTAACGTAGGTGTACCAGTTACATCAGAGTAAGCCCCTGAAGTTGCCACTGTAGCTAAACCAAGGTTTGTCTTCGCCGTTGTTACATTGCCTAGGTCACTTAGGTTATTAGATGCAAGCAAAGCTCCAATGTTGGCCTTTAACTCAGAGAGGTTAATTGACTTAGTTTGGTCTGCGCTGATGTCTACTACAACAAACTCGTCTACCCCAGCTAGGTCAGCCCCTACAATAGGAGTAAGTTGGGTAATTTTCTTGTCAGCCATTAGGTAACCCCTTTTAAGTTAAGACTTCTACAGCTTCAAACGATATACCGTAAGCTGACGCATTGTTGATTGACCAAGTGGTCACATTGTTTGACAGGCGAAAGACACCCTTAGCTGCATTAAAGGTAGCTGCTGAACTAGAGTAGGTAGACCTGAGTGCAGGCCATATCTCTAAAGTTCCATCCCCAGTTTGATCTGCTAGTACCTGATGGAGTTTAGCTACTTGACCTGAGCCTAGTTGGATGTAGTCCCCCGCTAGTAGAGAGCCAGTCATTACTACAGTAACACTTTCGTCCCCAGCATTACCTGTGACAGCACATGAGCTTACTGTACCCTGTGGGGTAGCATAGTCAGGATCACCTAGTAGGAACGTACCTGTAGAACCCTTAAGACCAACTAACATAGCCTTCCAAGGAGCAGCTAGGTCACGACGGGTAGGTGCAATGGAAACTGACGCTTGCCACTTCTGCCCACCGTGGGAAATGACCTGTTGCTTATAAGTAAAGGGAGAACTTGAGACAGCCACAGCGTTAACTGCGCTTATCTCAATACTCTCAATACCTATGGTAGTTGGTGTAGATAATGGGTAGCTCAAAGCCATAGTTTATTTCCTTGTCTTAACCAAAGGCAGATTTAGTTACACCGCCTCTGCGACGATCATCAATCAGCGAGGATTTAGTCATCTGTGCGATCTTAGGTGCAGCCTGAGCAATCAGCTTCTTAACTGTCTCGTCACCGTTAGCTTGGAAGTTAAACGACTGGCTAATGTGGATTACATCTCCACCACCGCCTCCTTCAGCTTGTACGCCTAGCTTACCATTAGCTCCACGCTTAAGTGGCATGATAGCCTCAGGACCAGCTTCTCCCATTAGGCCCATCTTATTGCCAGACATAGGGAAGTTAGTTGGACCGTTAACAACACCACCATTAGCGTAGGCTTGTACTTGTGATCCGCCTGAGAATACGTTGCCATTAGCTGAAGCAAGAGTGCCGCTAAAGAACCCCGCAAGACCTGTGCCAGCTTTACTGCCAGCACCAACACTACCGACTAACCTTTGTATAACTAGGACATCAAGCAACTGCTTAATAATGGTTTTAGCCATATCCTTGAAGGCATCTTTAGCTGACTTAGTTCCGTCTATAACAGAAGTAAAAGCATCGCCAAAGGAACTAGCTATACTTGTAGCCAAAGCATCCTGTTTGGCCTTGGTTTCCTCTATCACTCGTTGTTGCTCTTTGTAGGCTTCGTTCTGCTGGATAAGACCAACTATAGTCTCTCTAGAGTACTTACCACGGTCTTCGCCAAGTGAGTTCTGGATAGCATGGACTTGGGTTAGTACAGTAGCTTCTTCTTTAGATAGACCTACGAGTTTACTGTTTAACTCTATTTGTTGACGTAGCTTCTCTACTGGGTCTGAACTTGTGGAAGAACTACCGCCTCCAGATTTAGATGCTTTCCTGTCAGACTTAATACCAGACTGAATGTTAAGTTGAGACTCGATATCAGAGATGCCAGCCATTGATGCGTTAAAGGTACTCTCCGCAAATACTGCTTGAGGACCACTAATCCCAGAAGACTTAGCTGCATTATACTTAGCCTGAGCATCAAACCTCATGCCAGCAACTCTGCCAGCGTTAGCTGCACTAGCACCAGCAACCAGAGCTTTAGTTTGAGCCACAGCTACAGCAAGGGATTTCTCTATGCCAGCACCAAAGCTACTAAGGGATGCCATAGCACTAGCAGCGCGGGATAAGGCGTC